ATCTTTGGACAAGGCGACTTCTTTGACATTGAAGACAATATCCAAGATGTAAACGGCATGGCTATTGATGTTGAACTGATTAAGGCTCAACTGGCTGAAGACTTCAAGAAAGACAAAATCAGAAAAGCTATCGACCAGATCGAATTGATGGCTGAAATCTATGGGACAGGCATTGGCGAGATTATTGTCAAGACTGAAACTGAGTATGTCCCCTCAACTAGAGCCATTCCTAATCAACCCGGACAAGCTGCAATTGGTGTGATGGAAAGAGACAGAATTTCTGTCAAGATCAATCCTATCAATCCAAAGAACTTCTTGTTCGACCCCAACGGAACTACGGTCGATGACTGTATGGGGGTGGCGATTGAGAAATACGTCTCTATCCACAAGATTGTGCAAGGCATTGAAAAGGGTATCTACCGCAAGGTGGACATTGGTACTACCAGTGAAGACACTGACCTAGAGCCTACCCAAGAGATTAGCCAGTACCAAGATGAAAAGGTGCTTTTGCTTACCTATTACGGTCTTGTGCCTAGAGAATACTTGAACAACTTAGAGGAAAACAAGGACATTGTTGACTTGTTCCCTGAGAACTCAGCGGCTGAAGATTACACCGACATGGTTGAAGCTATTGTTGTGATTGCCAATGATGGGATGTTGTTAAAGGCTGAAGAAAACCCATACATGATGAAAGACAGGCCAGTTCTGTCTTACCAAGACGATACAGTTCCTAATCGTTTGTTAGGTCGTGGCACAGTGGAAAAAGCATTTAACATGCAAAAAGCCATTGATGCACAGACTCGCAGCCACTTGGATTCACTGGCATTAAGCACTTCTCCCATGATTGCAATGGATGCAACTCGTTTGCCAAGGGGTATGAAGTTTGAGGTAAAGCCCGGAAAAGCTATTCTCACCAATGGCGCACCCTCTGAGATTCTCTATCCATTCAAGTTTGGTCAAACTGATCCAAACAACCTTGCAACTGCCAAAGACTTTGAGAGAATGTTGCTACAAGCTACAGGAACTCTAGACTCCAACGGCATGATTAGCCAAGCTAGTCGTGATGGTGGCGGTATGTCAATGGCGGTTGCCTCAATTATCAAGAAATACAAGCGTACTCTGGTGAATTTCCAAGAAGACTTCCTGATTCCATTCATCAAAAAGGCGGCTTTCAGGTTCATGCAGTTTGATCCAGAGCGTTATCCCTCTGTTGACATGAATTTCATTCCTACTGCCACCCTTGGCATCATTGCTCGTGAGTATGAACAGCAGCAATTCATTGGTTTGTTGCAGACTTTGGGTGCTGACACCCCTGTTTTGCCTATTTTGCTCAAAGGTATTGTAGGAAACAGCAGTTTGTCTAACCGCATGGAGTTGATTGCCAAGTTGGATGAGATGATGCAACCTAATCCTGAGCAACAGCAGATGCAACAGGCTCAACAACAGTTGGCATTGCAAGCGGCACAGGCTCAGATTGCTGTAAACACTACTCAGGCTGAACAAAACAGGGCAGAAGCTACTAAATTGTCTGTTGAAGCTCAGTTAATGCCTCAAGAAGTGCAAGCTAAGATGAGTGCAAGCCTGACTAAGAATCTTCCAAACCAAGATGATTTGGCTTCTAAGGAATTTGATAAGAGAGTTAAGATTGCTGAACTGATGTTAAAAGAAGCTGACATCAAGAACAAATCTAAGATTGTTGAACTGCAAATGGCAAACAAACAAGAGAATTTACGTTCAGTTGAGAACGATTTTCTAGATCAACTGTCTGGAGCATTGAAATGAGTTTATTGCCAAACCTTGACCAGATGACAGATAACGAGAAGTTGGCTGTTCTTGAGTCTATACAAAAGTCAATTGCTGAAAGCAAAGAGATACAAAAGAAGAAGATTGGTGAGAATGTTGACTTGGTTGTCCAAGCACTGAAGAAGATTGAAGCAGATATTCGTGATCGTTTTGATGCGGTGGGTAGCACCATTGAAAAACGTGTTGCATCTATTCAAGATGGGCAAGATGGTAAAGACGGCAAGGATGGTCGTGACGGCAAGGATGGCAAGTCAGGCAGAGATGGATTAAAAGGCGACAAAGGTGCTGATGGTCAAGCTGGTCGTGATGGTGTAGACGGTGTTGATGGCGTATCAGTAGTTAATGCAAATATTGACTTTGATGGTTCTTTGATTATTAGCCTGTCTGATGGTCGAGAATTAAATGTTGGTGAGGTTGTATCCGCTGACATTGCTGAAAAGATCAAAGTCATCAGCACCATGTCTACCAATGGGGCAATTGCTGTAAAGGAAGAAGGCACTACGATTACCAGTGGTGTTAAGAGTTTTAATTTTGTTGGTACAGGCATTACGGCAACTACATCAGGGGATGATGTAACAGTAACAGTAGCAAGCGGTTCTGGCACAGTCACAAGTGTGGCGGCTACTGCTGGCACAGGCATCAGTATCACTGGCAGCCCAATCACTACCTCTGGTACTTTAAACATTACCAACACTGCACCAGATCAAACAGTAGTGTTGACTGCTGGCACAGGAATTAATACAAGCGGAACATATCCTAGCTTTACTGTTACTAACTCAGCACCTGACCAAACGGTCGCTTTGACTGCTGGTACAGGTATTAGTACAAGTGGCACTTATCCTAACTTCACAATTATCAATTCTGCGCCAGATCAGACTGTTGCTTTGACCCAAGGCGGTACAACAACAATCACTGGCACTTACCCTAATTTCACCATCTCCTCTGCTGACCAATTCCAAGGAACGGTTACCTCTGTTACAGGTACTTCTCCAGTTGCGTCTAGTGGTGGTGCTACCCCTGATATTTCATTGGCGGCAAGTTATGGAGACACTCAAAACCCTTATGCGTCTAAGACTGCCAACTATGTTTTAGCCGCACCTAATGGGGCTTCTGGAGTACCAACATTTAGAGCAATCGTTGCGGCTGATATTCCTACATTGAATCAGAATACAACAGGTACGGCATCTAATGTCACTGGTACTGTTGCCATTGCTAATGGTGGTACTGGTCAGACTACTGCAACAGCGGCATTTGATGCTCTTGCACCTAGCCAAACAAGTAACTCTGGTAAGTACCTAACTACTAATGGAACTACAACCAGTTGGGCAACAATTTCTGCAACAGGAACAGTTACAAGTGTTGCGGCAACAGTTCCATCATTCTTGTCTATTTCTGGTTCTCCTATTACAACCAGTGGGACATTGGCAATTAGCTTATCAGGTACGGCATTGCCAGTAGCTAATGGTGGAACAGGTGTTACAACTTCTACAGGTTCTGGTGCAAATGTATTAGGAACATCACCAACACTGACAACACCAACAATTAACTCTGCACAAGTTGCAACCGTGTCAGGCACTGCGCCACTTTATTTTGCAAGGGCTTGGGTTAACTTTAATGGAACTGGAACTGTTGCTATTCTTGCTAGTGCTAACGTGACTTCAATTACAGATAGTGGCACAGGTGAATACATAGTAAACATAACAACAGCAATGCCTGATGCTAATTATGTGGTTGGAGGAACAGCATGGTATGCAGGAGACAACTCAAATCCACCAGGAGTAATGATGCTAAGTAGAAAAACTGGATCAGTGCAAACAGCATCCGCAATATATGTGCAATCGGCTGTTACTGGAAGTGGTGCTATTGATTGTCAGCGTGTAGAAGTTTTTGTAATTAGATAAAGGATAACTATGACAAAGCGAATAATTTATCCAACTGATGATGGTGGGGTGGCTATTATTATTCCATCTCCAGAAGCACTCGAAACAATGACTATTGAAGAAATTGCATCTAAGGATGTTCCTGTCGGTAAGACATTTAAAATTATTAATACATCAGATGTTCCAACAGATCGCACATTCCGAAATGCATGGGAGTATTCAGAATGATTGTCATCAATATTGATAAAGCCAAAGACATTGCCCACGACAAGCGTAGAGAAGCTCGATCTGCTGAGTTTGCGCCTTTGGATATTAAGGCAACCATTCCATTTGAAGCAGAAGCCGCAGAATCTGCAAGAGCAGTTATCAGAACTAAATATTCCACTATGCAAACTGCTATTGACTCCGCAACCACCATTGACCAAATAAAAGCGGCTATGCCATGACCCCAGAACTACAAAAGTATTACGAATCCCGATTTGAGATGATGGGGATGGATGGTTGGAAAGATTTAACTATTGATATTGACAATATGATAGAGTCACTCAATAATATAAGCGTAATTCCTGATGAAAAGACTTTGCAGTTCCGCAAAGGTGAACTTTCCATCTTGACTTGGCTGAAAACCTTGAAAGAGGTCAGCGAACGAGCTTTTGAGGAATTGAATGAAAAGAATGTTTGATTTTGCCTGTGCAAATGGGCATAAAACTGAAAGACTTGTTGATTATGAGACAACGAGTTTTCGATGTGAGTGCGGAGAAACAGCCAACCGTACTCTATCTGCTCCTAACTTTAAGTTAGAAGGGTGGTCTGGTTCTTTTCCATCAGAGCATGGGAAGTTCGAGAAAAAACACCTAGATCAACTGAAGTGGGAGCAAAAGCACAACTCATAAGCAGAAATGCCGAGTTGAATGTCCTAGAACCGATAACGGCAGGAAAAAGGTAAAAATATGTTGATTGACAATGAAGATGAGTCGCTAAGTGAGTTAGATGCAGTTGAGCAAAAGAAGCAACTACCTGAAGTAGCACCCTTGTCCGAGATGCCTGAGAAATACAGGCAGAAATCTTTGGAAGAAGTGGTCAAAATGCACCAAGAGGCTGAGAAGCTGATTGGAAAGCAAGCGCAGGAAGTTGGGGAAGTGCGAAAGCTGGCAGATGAACTTATAAAGCAAAACCTCTCCTCTAAACAACAACCTATTGAAGAAGAGCCAGAAGTAGATTTTTTTGAGAATCCACAGGCGGCGGTTCGTAAGACTGTTGATAACCATCCCGATGTACTTGCGGCTAGACAAGCTGGTCAAGAGTTCAAAAAGATGCAGATTCAGCAAAAGCTGGCGCAAGAGCATCCTGATTTTGGTCAGATTGCTCAAGATGCAGACTTTGTGAATTGGGTGAAATCTTCACCTATTCGCCTTGGTTTGTATGCAAAAGCTGATGGTGAGTTTGATTACGACAGTGCAAATGAATTGTTAAGCACCTATAAGCAGTTGCGAGGAATTAAGGCAAAACAGACTACAGATGCAGGGGAAACTCAGCGCAAGTCAAACCTTAAAGCCGCAAGTGTTGATGTAGGTGGAAGTGGAGAATCTGGAAAAAGAGTCTATCGCAGGGCTGATCTAATTCGGCTGAAGATGACTGACCCAGATCGTTATGAGGCGTTAAGCGGAGAAATCATGCAAGCGTATCAAGACGGCAGGGTTAGATAATTTAACTTATCGTTTTTTGGAGATTTAACATGGCAACATCATTTTCCCCCACAAACTCAGTTACGGTAACAACCGCTGAAAAATTCATCCCAGAAATTTGGTCAGATGAAATCGTTGCGGCTTACAAGAAAAACCTCGTTTTAGCTAACTTGGTTATGAAGATGAACTTTAAAGGTAAGAAGGGTGATGTAGTTCACATCCCTGCACCTACCCGTGGTTCTGCTTCTGCTAAAGCCGCTGAAACAGCAGTCACTTTGATTGCCGCTACAGAGTCTGAAGTTCAAGTTTCTATCAATAAGCATTACGAATACAGCCGTTTGATTGAGGATATTGTCGAAGCCCAAGCCTTGAACAGCTTGCGTAACTTCTACACATCTGACGCTGGTTATGCTTTGGCTAAACAAGTCGATACTGACTTGGTTCAGTTGGGTCGTTCAACCAATGGCGGTGCTGGTACAAATGCTTATGCAACTGGTGCGTTTATTGGTGGTGATGGTACTACTGCTTATGTTGCCGCAAACAACAATGAGTCAGCATTGACCGATGCCGCTATTCGCCGCACTATTCAGCGTCTTGACGACACTGATACCCCAATGGATCAGCGTTTCTTCTTGATTCCTCCATCAAGCCGCAACACTTTGATGGGTTTGGCTCGTTACACTGAACAAGCCTTTGTTGGTGGTACAAACAGTACCATTCGCACAGGTGAAATCGGTAACTTGTACGGTATCCCTGTGTTTGTCTCAAGCAATTGCGACACAGCATCAGGCTCTAACAATGCACGAGTTTGCTTGATGGGTCATAAAGACTCACTGGTTTTGGTTGAACAAGTGGCTATTCGCTCACAAGTTCAGTACCAACAGCCCTACCTTGCAACTTTGTACACAGCAGACACGCTGTATGGAGTGCAAATTCTGCGTTCAGCGGCAAGCACTGGTGCGGCTAAGTCTGCATCAATGTTTGCTTTGATCGTTCCAGCCTAATTGCAGTTGTCCCTCCTATCTCTAGAAATAGGGGTAGGGGGACTTTTTTAACCTAATTAGGAGAAATCAAAATGGCAACAGCAAGTGCAGTTGTAACACGCAGAGGTAATGACAGTTTTCGGGGTTTGTTCTCCGATACTTGGTCAGTTGTTTGTACTTTAAATGCTGGCTCATTAGTCGATGGTGCTGGTGAAACAGATGATGTAACAGTTCCCGGTGTCGCTTTGGGTGACATGGTTCTTTGTGCATCTTTGGCTGTAGATTTGGTTGGTTTAACAGTTACTGGCTATGTCAGTGCCGCAAACACAGTCAAATTCCGCATCCAAAACGAGTCAGGTTCTACAGCAGACTTGGCATCAGCCACTATGGATATTATTATTGTCCGTATGGTGTAAAGATTGGGGGGCTAGTCCCCCCTTTCTCATTTAAGGGTTTTATGGCTACTTTTCGTTGTCTTCAATCGGGTAACACTGTGACTTTCACATATCAGCATGATATTGACTCTATGAAAGGTCATCAGGGGTATGTGAGGATAGATGAACCAGAAGTAACCATAGAATCAGTTGATTCTGAGCGTACAGATACCGCTTTTGCGCCTGTCATTCCTACAATCAAGCGTATGGGTAGACCTCGAAAGGTTGAAAATGTCTGAATTTGACGCAAGAGATTTCGGTAAGCTAGAGGCTCAAGTTGAGGCACTCCAAAAAGAGATGCACACACTGAGCGCAGATGTCAAATCATTACTTGAACTTGCCAACAAAGGCAAAGGTGGATTTTGGGTAGGTATGACTATCGCTTCATTCATGGGCGGTGTGATTACCTTTGTTGCTGATCGACTCTGGAAATAAGGGGAATATTATGTACGGAAAAATGATGGGTGGTAAGGCCAAAGAAACT